GTGCCAAATCCAGCACGGGAGACTGAAGCTGTATCCCTTGAGATTTGAACGTTGACGATATTATCTATAGACATTCTGCCTCCTTTTATGATGCATCAATATTTAAGGTTGTTGTTATATCTGGCTTCCCAGTTTGTTTGTATGTTCCATCTGCATTGACAATAACTATTTCACCAACATTTTCATTAGACTCTACAGAGCAGAATCTAAAATTCATGTCCCATGATGAACGTTGCTCATTTTCGCTATTATCAATTCCAGATATATCAAGGACTGGGTTTTCACCGTTCCAAGTTATGATCCCAGCATCTTTTAATTGCTGGTGTATTTCGTTTTTATTTAATGAATTCTTTAATATAAGGGTATCTTGCATCACATTAGTCCCGAATCCTAATATATGAAGCATTCCTTCCCATCTAGTAACTAAATCTTTATCTCCTGGCAATACTGGGCTTTCAGGTTCAATATATTCAGCATCACCTTTTTGTACAATATTATCTATACGTAAAGAAAAATAAACCCCTTGAGGAATAGGCACATTCTCAAACTGCCAAACACAGGTTCGAGTGGTGGCTAATACTACCCAATCATAGAAGGCATCTTTTAAAGTATCAAGGTTTATCATCTATCTCACTCGCTATACATTCATAATGATTTATTAATCCATTCTGCCAAGGCTGTACTTGTATAATTTCACATACTTTTCCAAATAACGTCAATCTATCAGGCTTTAGTCCTGTAGCATCATTGGTCGTTTGAAGTTCGGTTTCGGTAAACACTGTATATGCAGATGTATTCCTTCTATTCTCTGGCAAGGTTTCCATCTCTTTCCCAGTGATTGGCTGAGCACTACATGTAATATTAATTGTAGAAGTGATGTCAGAACCAGGAACATGACGGCCTTTGACAATAGATACTGAATCATATCGGGTAACCTCCAATGCAAAAGAATTAAATAAACTCATACTCCAACCTCAATATGTGTAACTGAATTTCTCAATTGTCCTGTATCAATTAGTGGATTGGTACTTCCCTTTTGTATAATTGTGTCAATTGCATTAATAGGCGAATCTAAATCTGTGTATCTTTTTTTCACTTGATTTACATGATTCTCACCTATTAAACCAAGTCCAGCTTTAGGGACCATTGTACGGTCAATTATTTTTCCTACAACTCGTCTTGAAAACATTTGAATCTTACCTTTGTTCATATCAAAGGCTTGTCTAAATGCAGGTCTAGAAGGAATATTTCTTTTAGGGGCTCCGAATTCATTTATGGCAGCGATTTTAACTAAATCACTAGAACCCTCTTTTCCGTCACCTCTTCTGATAGTTCCTTGTTGAACACCGATTTGGGTATAGGCATCATCCATAACGCCAAAATTACGCATAATTTGTTTCCAACCCTTATCGATGTCTCTTACTCCTGACATTAAACCATCCTATTACGTGGCATAAAGATGCAGGCATCCCATAGGGCCATTAGATTAAGTCCTGCGGTAGTCTGTCCCCAATACGACTTGTTATCTCTAAGGTTCGCAGAAGGGCCTCCATAGGTCTTTGAAAGCTGTCCTTCCTTGATGGATTTAACTCCACCAACCGATCCATTACCAGATTGAGTTGCAGAACCACCGCTTTGAGCTTCTAATTGAAATTGGTGACACACAACCAAAGCTAAAGCATGGTTGTATTTATCACCAAAGGCACTTTCAGCCACAAAAGCAGTTGCAAGATCTAGCAAGTCGTTTAACCTTGGATCAGTTTCTTTTCCAGGGCAGTAAACACATACAATATCTTGAGCAGTTGAGGTCGGCATTATTTACTCAAATCTTTTTTTGATGGATTTTTACATGCTTTGATTTGATCTTCAATAGCACTCGTGACACCTTTTCTATCACTTCCAGACATTTCTTGAGCCCTTAAACCTTCCAATGCAGGAATAGAATATGTTTTTAAAATAATTTCTTTGCATTGACTAACTGTCATAGCAGAGAAAACTTTTGTTTTAATATTCTTAGAACCCGGTAATTGATTTAAAATCTTATGGGCTCCAGATTCTATTAAACCATCAAAGGCATGGTGATCCATTATTTGTTTGATTTGCTGGGCATCATCATAAACATTAACACCGGGATAAACCTTAACTGGTTTGGAATCTGATTTTGGGAAATGAAATAATCTTGTTCCCTCTCTCTCAAGTATTAATTGTTTTGGGTATTCTTTTGTTTTTGTTGACATAATTTTTTCTCCTTTCTGGTGATTAATAATTATTTGATATACGTTTGCCTCAGTATATCAGTGAGGTTTTCCACACACCAGAGCAGAAACTAGATTCCTTCAGCTATATCTAACGCTAGAGGATAATAAACGATTACCCCGCCTATTCTAGAATGAGCAGGTACTAAGAATTCTAAACCTCTTGGTTCAACAGCCATTTGTTGATAAGGGTCAGGGATTTCTAAAGTTAGTACGTCTGGACTTCTATCATAAGTAAGTAAAATATCAGTTGGAGAAGCCCCACCTGAAGGCGCTGGAGACACATCTTTCAATTGGTTTACCCAATCAATAGTTGTGATTTCAGCATTATTTTTCATGAAGAATTCTTTGATAGTTGTATCTGTACCAGAATCTAAACGGGTAGTAGATATTTTTCTCAACTGTTCAATAGGCATCAACATTGTATTAGGTGATTCCACTCCTAAAGAATTATCAATAATACGAGTTACCGCATCATTCATATCCTGTAAGATTTCCGCAGGATTTTTTGGAGATCCACCAACCCAAGGAACAAACCCAGAAGTAGAACCAGCAGGAACTACGGCACTAGGAATATTTGGACTAGTTAATAAACCAATCAATCCACTTTCAGCATCACCATTCCAAGCGATATTATCAACCTTTTGGTCATTTGCACGACGGGCTGAATTCGCTTTTCTTTGGTTAAGAGGTCTACCAGCCATTTGAGCGGCTTTAACTTCTTGAACATTGTAGCCATAAGAATTACCTAAAGTTTGAACGATACTTGAGAATTCCTTCCCAAATACGTCTGCTCTTGGTAAATCATCAGCATAGTTAGAAATAACTTTCGATATTCCTACTTGATTGAATTGCTGATATGTTATAACATCAGCACCAGCTCCTGCTTCCGTAGAAACAGGGATATAAGTTGTAGCCTTGAATTGAGGATATTTAATATCGTAACTCTTAGACTTGATTGTTTCTAATTCCCTTGCAAAGAACGCTGATTCATTTGCATCGAGGTTTCTCATTTTTTCCATGATTTTTTTTCCTTTTTTAAGTTATTGCCTCAATGCTATGAAGGCAGGTTAATTTCCACTAAAACAATTTTTACACCATCTGGATCAGTAGATTCGTCTCTAACTATTGCAGTAGGAACCAAAATATTGGCAGCACCAGCGGCATCCGTTGCTTGACCAGCTTGAGCAGCCGTATCAATCATCGCATACACTGGATCACCAACTGAAAGTGTTCCACCAGCAGCAGCTTCATACATCCAAACTTTGCCTTGACGACTAATGTCAGCGGCCATGTTTTGAGAATATAAAGCTAGACCTGTTCCCAAAGCTTTCTCAACATGTCTATGAAGAGTAATGCCTTGAACAGCAGTAGCAGCCGTTATAATCGCAACTTGAGTAGCTGGATTGGTTCCAGGTTTAACGAATACTCCAAAATTGATTCCTGCGGCATCTTCTACCAGCCCAGTCTCAACTCGGTCAAAAATTGCATCGCCTTTCATACCAACAAAGGCTACAGGCTGATCAGTATTATATGATGTTTGTGACATAATGTCCTCCTTTTAATTAAGCCTTTTTGTTCCAGGCAGTGGTTAAAGATTTAACATGTTCTCTTCTGGCTTCGTCAGAATTGAAAGCTTTTGAACTTTCAGAACCATTGCTGTCTTTTCTATGCATAGAAGAAAGTTGGTCACTAACAGAATCAGCTTTTTCAACTTTAGTTTCTAATGCACCATCAAAACGAGCATCGATATAAGCGGCATCTTTTTCATCAAGTTTAGCTTCTGGGCTAACTGATAAGATTACAGCTTTTTTGATTTCTTCGTCAGATTTGAGTTCGATTCCTTTTAGGGATTCTTCGTCTAGTCTGTCGTTGGCTATACTTAAAAGTTTAACCCTTGCTTCAACTGCTTTCGCAATTTCTTCTTTATGGTCAACTTTTTCGGATTTGGCTAATTTTTCATTAGCTGCATCCAAGTTAGCTTGTAATTCAGAATTAGATTTCTCTAAATCTTTTTTATCATTTTTGAGAGATTCCATTGCAGAATCGCTTTTAGTGATATGATTTTTAATTTCAGGACTACATTCATATTCAATGCCATCCAAGTTATGCTTTACCATACGGTCTCCTTTTTTAGGTTTATGTGTTGGTTGCTTTTGGTCATCGATATGCTGGATAGCATCTTCCGAATCCAAAACTATTGATGCCTTGGCTCCTGCCCTCCCTTTGGGGACAATAGCAAGGTGATTGTAAGTTATATCTGTCTGCACTGCGTCATAGGCTTGATCCTCGAAAACACCACTCTGTGTGTCTAGCATGACAGAATAACCTAAACTTAATTCTTTAATATCTTCTTTTTCAATTGCATCAATCGCTGATTGAGCTGTAATCTTTAATCGGGCTGTGATAAATTTTCCATCATTTTGCAAAGTCTCACCAGTAAACCCAACAGACAATTCTTTGCTATTCTCAGACGTTACAACCTTCTGTTGTGGGTGCAAAAGAGTAATAGGTAACATTTCCATAGACTTCAAAGAATCAGCCTTAAAAACATCGTCTGGGTGTCTCAGTTCACGTCTAATAGTTCCATCAGCATTTCTATAATCAAAAACACCTGTACGAGTAACAACTGCATCAACTACTAAAAATCCATCTTCATTTTTAAATGACTTTCTTACTTCGCCTCTGTCATATCTAATTGTCATACATAACCACCTTTTTCTATATCTAATCTAATTCTGCCTGTAGTTAGCCAAGTTTGACTTAATAACCTTGTATTCATATCATCTGAGAGAAGGAATCCAAATTTATCATTGGTAGCCCCATTTAAATAAATTGGGGCATTATACATTTCAGTCAAAACTATTCTTGATAATAAATGCTCTGGGTTATTTCCTTGAGGGATAACTGTACCTGTCCTTTCTGGACTACTTAAAAGTGACCATGAGGAATTGGCTTTTATAGTTCCACCTGTAGGGAGTAAATTTGAAGTTGACCCATCATTTTCAATAAGCATGGCTATTCCATTCTCTAATTGTAATCCATCTCCATAGCCATCAGCTTCAAAACTTCCTGCAACAACCATTTCCAAATTAACCGTAAATATTTTATACACTACTTCTACAGGGGGTTGTATATAAAATAGAGTGGCATTACCTGTATAATTACCATTAGCATTGGTATTGCCTGAGCCATCCCCATTAGTGTCTAATAGGGTTGAGACAAGATTAGCGCCATGTAAAAATTCAAAACTCATACTGGACCTGACAATGCCCCTACGACTTTAAAGTTATGTTCTGTCAATCCTGACAAATCATCACTAACCCTTACAATTAATCTTTCGTTTTCTCGGCTATCTATCTCTGCAGGAAAAGGGAATAAATTTGTTTTTATAGTTATCAAATCTACATTGTTCCCTAAAAAATCTTCTCTTGCACCTTTTCCCAGAGTACCAAATAAAGCTGCATTATCTTTAACAAGTTCCGCTAATACAGAAACTTCGCCTGTAGGTGCACTATCAAATAGCATATCAATGCCATTCGTTAATGCAACATTGAGTCCACCATACTTTGTGGATGAAATTATTTGTGTATCAGCAAGTAAAACTATTACAGAATGTATTTTAAGTACCGAACCAGCAGGGGCTTCTATATAAAAATCAGTTGGATTTCCAGAAAAATCTGCAGCCATACTATGATTACCAGTTTTTGTCCCATCTGTAGACAAGAATTGATTAATTAAATCTGATTTTATAGGTTTAGCACTCATTATTATACCTATGGGGTTGGATCTTCTAATGATTCATGAATTTTTATAGTTGCCAGACTAGATAAAAACGTCCTGCCACTTATTACGGCCTCTATTTGAAATCGCCAAACCCCGACCTCATTATTTAAACTGGCTGAAATATCAACAAAAGCATCTTCGTTTCCTGTACCTTGAAAATCTGCTGGTAATTCACCTATAATATTTGATGGCTTTGTATATCTTATTTTCAAAACAGTTGCCGTAGATAGGTCTTGACCTGTTCCTGCAAGCACTAAGGTATAATCTTGTGATTGAAACAATGCCATTTAATTACATTCTCCTAACATGGAATACTCATGTTGTCTATTGTGATTGATGTCTGTATTGGGGTATTCTCTGTTGCCATTATTTGAATTGGGGTAATACTTGTTTCTGTCATCTGTATTGGTGTAACTTGTATTTCTATTATCTGAATAGGTGTGTTACTAATTTCAGTTGTCTGTATTGTTACTTGATGGACACAAATTACAGTGGGTCTAGCTGTTACAGAGATACCCCCAAAACTCCAAAGTAAAGTCTTCTTATCGAATTCATCAATAGTAGTACTACCAAACGGTAATAATCTTCTACGGGTTCCGAATCCCAGTGCCGAAGCTTTTTGTCTTGAATCAGTTAATGACATTATGGTCCTGAGATGAACTTGCCATCGGTGAATAGTGGGTCTGTAAAATCGACAGTTGATTTTTGGTCAACTACGGTTCCAGCATTATTAAAAACTTGTTTTGTTGTACTGTCTTGAGTCATTCGATTAATTGCAAATTTGTAAAGGTAATCGATTTTTTTCTGAAGATTTGTAGTCTCAGGAGGTGTTTCTTGTCCCGGTTCTCCAGTGGTATCAGTTCTAATTACTTCTACCATTTGAGCTTTAACTTGTGCTTCAGTTAAATCATTTAGATTTGTATTAGCAGTTAAAGTTCTAGTGGCAAATGCCCAAACATCCGCAGCGGATAAATCATTTAAGGCTGTGATTAACGCTGGAAGTGTAGTTGATGTGTCTACTAGAATTGCATCTATATTTGTATTAGCAGTGTCTAGTTTCGATTCAATATTAGTTTGGTTTGATAGAGTTGCATAAAGTGATGCAAGGAGTGTCCTAGCTTCAAATTCTGTCGTAGTAGGCAATAAATCAATTTTGCCCTCAATAGCAGTTTGATTCGATAAAGTAGCATAGGCGGCAGCTAAAAGTGTTCTAGCCTCAAATTCAGCATTGGTTGGTAAATCATCAACCTTAGTTTCAATAGTATTTTGTTTTGCTAAAGTTGCATATAAAGATGATAAAAGTGTTCTAGCCTCAAATTCTGTAGTTGTCGGTAATAAATCGATTTTTCCTTCAATACTAGTTTGATTAGAAAGAGTTGCATACACACTGGCAAGTAATGTTCTGGCATTGAATTCTGCTGTATTTGGAATATCATCTATTTTTGTTTCCATACTAGCTTGATTAGCAAGAATAGTAAGCTGGTTTGCTTCAGTAGCATCACCACCGCCACCACCTGCTGGAGCTTCCTCTAATGCCTTAGCAGTATACCTATCACCAGCAGAATTTTCTATTAAACCATCTACTCTTTGTGTATCTGCATATATATCTGCTTGACCAGTCAATAAATTTTGAACATCCCCAGCTACACTACCAGCGGTTTTAGTGCCATCTACACCCAAGGCTTGTCTAATATTTTCTTTCTCTCCAGAAGTCCAATCACCAACACCAACACCAGATGGTGCTTGCTCTAGTGCTTTCTCTGTGTATCGGTCTCCTCCAACATCTTCTATTAAACCATCGACTCGCTGGGTATCTACATAGATATTAGTTAAATCAGTTTGAATTGTATCACTATTAGCAATAATGACAGGGCTTCTCCATTCAACATCTACACCACCACCACCAGTAGTAGGATCTTTAACTGGCCTGGTTAAATCATCTCTGTACAATCTTCTATTGTCGGTTTGATGAACATTTGTTGCTGTAGTATTATCTAAAACTATATCTACTACCGCATTATGGATTAAAATATTGGCCTCGTCCATAAAATCCATACCGCCAAAGAATTCTCTAATACCTTCTTCGGTTGTTAGATTATACGCCCACCACGCCCCAAGCTCTGCCAATTCATAATTGGACCCCACAACTATATCAACATCAAAGCCGACATAATCGGCTGCAAATTTAGTAATGGTAGAACCATCTAAACCCCAAGTACCATAAATCACATCTGTTGTCTGAATACCAATAAAAGTTAAACCTGTAGTAGTTACAATTCCATTTTCTTCATAGACTTCTTGGGCTGTAACCCCACTAGTTTGAGTTCCTCTAATTCTTAAAACATCACCATCATCAACACTAGCATCAGCTAAATCAGCATCAAAGCTATACCCACCACCACCAGTAACAATACTATTATCAAGCTCAGCATCCTTTGTTATATTATACAATTGTACTCTTGTAGTATCTAATAGATTTACATTAGTAACAGGTACAGTTTGAAGTAATGTTATATTTGGGCCTGTGTTAGTGGTTATCGCTGTACCACCTTGTAAAAGCAAAGTAACAGCTCCACCACTGGAGTTTGTAACCTCTTCAATAGTACAACCAGAAAGAGTATATGTACCTGTAGTATTAAAATCAACTGTACCATCTACAGTGAGGTCTGTCAAAGTTTGTATACCATTAACTAGAACTGTACCAGTAGATTTAAAATTAAGTCCACTAGTCTGAGCAGATAATAATGTAATATCCCAATCTTCTACATCGAGGACAGTACCATCATACAAATAAAACGCAGGGGTATCAAAGTTTACAAACTGGTACATAAAATACCTAATATATGCAAAAACATCGTCAGTAATATGGTCGGATGATATTTCGATTAATTTACTACCCTTCGTTATTGTGATACCCGTTATTAAGGCGGCCTGTGCTTCGGTTTTGAATATGTAAGGGTGAGGTGTCATAACTATGATATCATCGTCTTCAAACAGGGCATAGTCCGCATCTTTGTCAACTGTTAATACAGCCTCTGGCACCAACGCGCCACCTATTACCAAATCAAAGTTGTAATTCCGCGCTACAACCAAATTATTGTAGTCTGTCAATAGGGACAATAGATTACCAGATTGCCATTGTGCGGTACGGGTCATCACAACCGGGTAAACCTCACCGAAAGCGATTATTGGTGTGCCTTGCAAGATTAATTCACCATTAGAATCGGTCTCATAATCAAGCGTGGAAGGTGTTGAGTTATACTCATCGTATTTAGTCCCAGTAAATGTATATTCAATCTGTGCCTGAACCCGTACCCCTTCCTTCTTGGTTATACCTGCTGAGTCTTCGGCAAATACTGGGTTAATCTGCATTGATTCAATGATACGTGCAGATTGAACATTAGCGTTCCCGCTTTGGTCATATCGAACCTGCCCAGTCGTAGTAATCTTTGTTATAGGAGATATAGATAAAATATTGGGGATTTCGCCCGAACCTGCCCCGACGGCATATATAATTGGCGTGCCATTTGACACAACCTCTAGGCCAACCAACGATACATCGCCCTGACCAAAATTAAAAAAGATAACATTAGCAAGCCGGTTTTGTTCAAATTGGAGAGCAGTTAAGTCACCACCAACGGCTGAAAGTTCCCAATTAGTACTGGCACCTCCAGTATTTGTTGGATTAGAGCGTACAATCCTCGAACCATTCCGCAAATAATTAAACATTTGACCAGTGTAAATAAAAAGATTACTATCATAAAAATCCGTAGTATAGTAGTTTCTTCGGGGTGACATATGTAGATACATAGTACATCCATAATAATTTATGGTTCGGCTTATAGCCTCATTACCTGGCACCCCGGCAAGGATTGTTCCTGAGTTCCCCTGACCAGCAGAAAAACCACCCCAACCTGTTAAACCTAATGGGGATGATTCCGGTACATCGACATTAAGGATACAATTATAAAAAGACAAATGGACACCATCTGCATCAAGGATTACTTGATTATTCAGATTGACAATAGCATTTTTTACAACATAGTAGCCGACTGCAACAATGCTCGTGGCAACATTTATATCAATTATGGAATTAGATTTGGAAAACCCTGGTGGTAGATTTTCTGATACGAGAACATCGGTATATCTGTTTTTAATTTCGCTATCGAGGTAAAACCTCATATTAAGAGCCTCCAAAATATCTAATAGTCATATCATTGCCCGAAATTGTTATTCTTAGAGTTCTGTTATTTCTTGATTCATCGGCAGCACAAATACGCTTAACATCAGTTAAAGTTTCAGCATCAATGTCTTCTATTGTTATTTCATCACCAGCATTCAACCCTTCATTATCAAGAAAGGTTTCAATTAATGCTAAAGTATCCTTATCAGTTTTTTTTGCTTTAGCTCGGTCTAATGCTCGTGCATTTCGCTTTGCTTTTGCATTTGCTGGTAATTTTATTTTTCGCATAAGCCCTTATTTTAAGTTAAGGGCCAAAGTAGTGTCTCAAGTTGAGACTATCTGGTGTCCATTAAGAAATATATTTAAATAGAATCAAAAAGCAAATGGAAAATAAAAAAACCTATTCTCTGGAAAGAATAGGCTTAGTATTAGCGAGGAGCTAAAAATGATTCATTTAAAATATAAATAAAACTATCTCTCATAGTTAATACTTTTTCTCAAATTCTGTTCCGTCTTCATTGAAATATTACCAATTCCACCCTGATTTAAATTAACCTCAAAAGAGATCTTACCTGTGAATTTGGTCTCCATTGATAATTCTATATTTTTAAAAACGTCCAATAGCTCTGGTTTTATTGGGTTATTCATTTATCTCCTTGAATATGTCGTCAAAATTTGCTTCTGCATAACACCTGCATTGATAATCTTGGCCAGGTGCCCCAGTATTAGATGGTGGTCTATCCCAACGGAATTTTTTACCATTATGAGCACTATGGGTGGCTCTTACTCTTTCGTCCTGTGAAGTTCTCCAAATATAGGTTGTGACCCCTATATTGGTTTGTCTAAGTGCTGTTAGTTCTCCATTTAATTTTCCGACTTGGTCCCTAGCAATAAACTGGGCCCTTGATTTTGAAACATCAATTCTTTTTTGAATATCCTTTGCGATAGTTGGAGCTGATGCCCCTTGCCTTAATCCTTTTTGAACTACTCCAGCAACTTGGTTTAATGCTGTAGCTTCCATATTGGTTATTAATGCGACATTCTCAATTGTGAATGAATTTATAGAGGCATTAATAAAAGGTTCTCTATTAAACACATTAACCCCAAATGCGGCTCTTAATTGCTTCTGCCATTCTTTAGAATTCCAAACATTTACCTCATTGGCTATGCTCATCGCTACGGATTTTTTGACTATTCGATTAGGTGAATTTTCAACATTTAATTTTGCTGATTCAGATAACCTTTCCGCAGCCTCTGCATAATCATCTACTTTTTGAACAATTCCAGGGTTTAGCAAATCCCTTTCCTCTGTCAACGATTCCAAATGGGGCATATAAATATCTAAAATAATTTTTCCGATATTATCCATATGCTTAACTAAAGTTCGTGAATACCTTCTTTCTGCTGACCATGGGTATAACCAAGCAGGCTGTCTTTTGGGTGGTTTCTTTTTAACTGCGCTAGAGTCACCCGACAATAAAAGGATTGTACTAGCCCCTAATGAGGCTGAGGTTTCTTCTCTATCATTTTTGAATAAATCCATCTTATCCCCTGAATGGGTCGATTTCCTCTACTGGTTCCGATGTCGGTAAATCATGATTATGAGCTATCCCATTAACGCCATGATAAGGTTGAACTGTAAAATTAACAATCTCATGAATGTGTTTAGTTTCTCCTAAACCACCTAAAGAAGTTTTCCCTGTACCCCTTATTTTATCCGAAATCATATAATCGTGTTTATGGCCATCAACGGTGCTAGTCACTCCACCTTGAGCAACTGGGTCCCCGACTATTTCAGTCGGTTCATTTTCATCTGCTTTGGGTAATGGTTGAGGCTCTGGTGGTGGCTCCGGTTGTTCTAGTTCCCCTTCAACTAATATTTCATTTGAATACTCAGACCCACCAAAATGAGATTTTCTAACTTCATTTGGATCTAAAGAACCCATCTCAACATGATTTTTATCGGTGTCAGAATGAAGTTTTCTAGTTTCCGCAATTTCTTTCTCTGTTGGTTCCCCAATAGGATTAAATACAATTTTCCAATTTTCAATTATCACACCTTTGGTTGGCCCTTCTTTAGCAAGCATGGTTAAATAAACTAATCTTTGGGCTGGCTTCAACATTTGTAATCTTTGTTGATTTCCTATTTCATCATAATAAAGAGTTATATCTGAGGCACCCGTGGCATTCATTCCACCCGGTGAACGACCCATAAATAAAGTCATTGGGATATTATAAGTCCCTGCCACCCTTTGTTGGAATTCTTGCATCAATTCAGGTAGCCCACTAACTGAGGAGGCACTTTTTTCGTATTGTTCTTTGGCATCTATCAACATTGTGTGGATAGTATGTTTACTTAAATCTAAAATCTGCATTCTCTTTTTTACAACGTCCTCTTGTCCAGATGCGACTAAATTTTGAAGATTCTCAATTTTTAGAACTGATTGAATAAAATCATCAATTATACTGGAGGTAGCAAAATAAGTCTGTTCTAATTGTCCTAAGGCTTTAAAACCTTTTTGATAAATAGAATCATTCCACCAATTATTTTGAGAACGTACTCTGTCATCTGTTAAGGGCCCATCAAATCTTAATACTCGGCTTTCGTGTACTCTGAATTGAACAATGGGGACTGGCTCTAATGGAGTGATACGATAATATTTAGGTTGTCCAAATTTGGGGTCTGTTGGTTCTTCATAGAGATCCGAACCAGATTGCCAAGTAGCTCTCCAACGGTCATAAACTTTTAAACCTTTGATTGATTTTATATTAGCCTCATTTAATGGTTGTTCCAAAGCATCTGGGCCTGTCGTACCATCATCGATAAGCATAACGACTATAGAGCCACCGAAAACATTTCCCCAAGTCAAACCACCCTTAAATATTTCTTGGGCATTTAGTACGTCTAAAAGGAATTTATTTATGTCCCCATCTGTATCGTTTGTGATGTCAAACCAATTTTTAATCATATCATCGACAGGACGATTTACAATTTTAGCCCCAAAATCAGTTCTGTATAAATTTCTATTCTCTTCCTCGGTTAATAAAAGGCTTCTTTGAAGGGTATTATCAACACTACGGTCTATCCCTTGAGTACCCCAACCAGTGAGCATATTGGCCCAACCATCTAATTTTTCC